CCGCGTGATCTTGGTTGATTTTTCCAACGTCGTTTACTCAACCGTTTCACACCAGTTCTCCAATGAGGAAATCAACGTAGACTTTCTCCGGTCTATGACCCTCAATTGCATCCGCTCATACCGGGTGAAGTATGGTCAGAAGTTTGGCGAACTGGTGTTAGTCCAGGACAGCCGGGAGAACTGGCGCAAGGATATGTTCCCCTACTACAAAGCCCGGCGCAGACTCAACAGGGAAGCCTCCACCATTGATTTCACAGCTGTCTTTGCTGCCGTGGATACCATCAAGGCAGAGCTGAAGGAAGTTTTTCCATACAAGTTCATTGAGGTTCCCAGAGCCGAAGCGGACGATATCATTGCCACCATCGTCTTCCGTCATGCCCAGCATGAGCCGATCTTGATCCTGTCTGCCGATACCGACTTCGTACAGCTGCACATCCACGACAACGTGAAGCAATATGACCCGGTGCGTAAGAAGTACATCAAGACAGACGACTGGTATCAGTATCTTCGGGAGCACACAATTGAGGGTGACGCGGACGATGATGTACCGAACATTCGCAGCGGCGATACTTGTTTCATACAAAAAATCCGCCAGAAGCCGGTGACCAAGAAGTACAAGGAAAAGCTCCTGGCTTTTCCGTCTCCGGAAGTGATGCTGGAAGCTGCTGTGATCAATCAGGAGGAATTCCGCAACTACAAGCGGAATCAACAGCTGATCGATCTGCGAAACATCCCGGACGACATTTGTCTAAATATCATTGAGGAATATGACCGACAGGATGCAGCCCCCAAAAACCGGAGCAAGCTGTTTGATTATTTCGTGAAAAAAAGACTGAAACAACTTTTACCCTCAATTCAGGAATTCTAAACACACTATGTCTGAAGAAAATATGTTCAAAGTACCATCGATCAGCACCATCCTAACGGTCGCAGATGCGATGGAACCCCGCGAAGCCAAGATTGAAGTGCTTCGCAGATGCCAGAGTGAAGCCCTACTGAGTATCCTCCAGGGCGCAATGGATAAGCGCATCGTTCTCAATCTCCCCCGTGGTGACCTGGAATACACGCCAATGCCAACCGGCGAAGGCGACGGGCATCTGCATAAGCAGTATAAGCAGCTCGTTTATTGTGCCGCGATGGACCTGCCATTCGCCAAGCGCCTCCAGATTTTCATCGGCGTGCTTGAGATGATCGCTCCTACGGACGCACGCATGTTGATTGACATGAAGGACAAGAAGCTTCCGTGGCGCACCATCACTCCAGACTTGGTAATCGAGGCGTTCCCAACGCTTGACCTTGTTCCCGTAGATAATTGGGGTGTTGAGGTTGAAACACCATCAGCCCCGTTTCAAGACAGTGGAAGAGTACCAAGCGGCAGTGACGCGAGCAAAGCTCAAGACGGCACCACACCGGCTGAAGCATCGGTTCCATCGGTGGGTCCAGTCAAAGCTGCCGTGAAGAAGCCCGCTGCCAAGCGCAAGCCAGCTGCGAAGAAGAAGGCACCGGCTAAGAAGGCAGTTCCCGCGTAACCCATGGGCAAGACGAGACACAACAAGAGACGAGACGAAGGCGATAGAGATTACGAAGCTCCAGACCGCGCAAAGGATCAAGACCATCGCAAGGATAAGAAGTTTCGTAACGCTCTACGCTGCAACAACTATCATGAGCTATCTCGCTTAGAGGATGATGAGTACGATGACGTTTACAGCTGAACAACAGAAGGAGAACCGGACCAAGTGGGTTGCGGCACTCCGTTCTGGTAAGTACGAGCAAGGCAAGGGTTACCTTCGCATTGGTCCGAGACACTGTTGCCTTGGAGTGGCTTGCGAGCTGGCTAAGAAGGAACTCGATTTGCCAGTGAAATCCGCTTTCCCTGAGGTTCGTGAGAACAATGGCAAAATCGAATCTGACCCGGATGGCGAACTGTTCTACTATGACGGCTGTGTAAACACGCTTCCGGATGCCGTGCTGGACTGGCTTGGTATCAAGAGCCCTTCAGGTCGTTTCATCACAGAAGACGATTTCAACACGTCTCTTGCCGGTCTGAATGATACCGGGTTGAGCTTCGGCGCTATTGCTAGGTTGATCGAAGAGCGCGAAGCGGAGCTAATCCGCTAATGGCAATCTACACATTTCAAATCAAGGAAACTGGAGAGTACGGGGAAATCGAGATGCATTGGTCAGAGCTTGACCAGTTCGTTATCGATAACCCTGAACTCCAGTACTATCCTGGTGCACCCATGATCGTTGCCGGTCGTGAGGGTGGGTTGAAGGTTGACACCGGCTTCAAAGACCTAATCAAGGAGATGAAAAAGTTCCACAAGAAAGGCAACTTCGGTGCCTATACGCAATGAGGGATTAATTTAACCTCACGGATAATCGTACATGCCAAAAGCAATTACTCGGAAGCAAAAAAGGGCAGCAAGGTATCAACAGGTTCCAGAAGAAGCTCCAAAACTTGGACCTACCTTGGAAACGATCAAATCACTAACGGAAAGTCAGACTCTTGCCATCGAAGATTTTGAAGATGGCTATAACCTCTTTCTCTACGGCTATGCCGGTACTGGTAAAACCTACCTTGGACTTGGCTTAGGTCTAGACGCTGTTGTGAACAAGAAGACCCATGAGCGGGTTGTTATTTTCCGCAACGTGGTTCCGACTCGCGACATGGGCTTTTTGCCCGGTTCACAGAAGGACAAGGCTGCGGTTTACGAGCAACCCTATATCGAGAATTGCGCAAAGTTATTTGGCAGAAGTGACGCCTACTCTTGGCTAAAAACGAAGAAGATGGTAGAGTTCAGTACTACCTCCTTCATCCGGGGTATCACTCTAGACAACTGCATCATCCTGATTGACGAATTCCAGAACATGTCTTGGCCAGAGTTTTACTCTCTGCTGACACGTGTTGGACGAAACAGCCGCATCATTATCTGCGGTGACATCAGGCAGAAGGACTTGACCAAGGAAACCAGCTGCTTTGCCAAATTCATGAAGGTGGAGCTGGGCAGTTTCAGTGATATCGAGTTCGGCAAAGAAGACATCGTTCGCGGTAACTTTGCCAAGGAATTCATCATCGCCTGTGAAGAGTTAGAAGACCAAGAGGCTTGAATTGTTTCAACTTGACCTACTAGTTCCTGATTATGTTATTCGAAACAAAGACACTCCAGACGGACGGTTCTATCAATTGCCAAGTGGCAACTGGGTTCCGTCCGTCACTACAAAGCTCGGCAAGTATTTCGACAAGAGCGAGGTTCTAGAAGCTTGGCGTGACCGCATTGGGCATGAAGCGGCAGCCAAGAAGACACGGCAAGGAGCCGCTAGGGGCACTGCATTACACAACCTAGTGGAAAAGTACGTCCTTGGTGAAGACTGGAAGAAGGGTGTGTTTCCTCACACCATGTCTCACTTCTACCAAATCAAGGGTGACCTGGACGAACATATTAGCGCTGTCCAGGGCGTTGAGATTGCCCTGTGGGATGAGTACATCAGAACTGCCGGGCGCTCTGACCTGATTTGCACCTGGAAGGGCAAGCGGACGGTTCTGGATATCAAGACCGCGACGACGGCACCCCGCACAGAGTGGATCAAAAATTATTTCGTACAAGCTACCTGTTATTCCTACATGGTGGAGCAACGGTTGGGTTATCCAATCGAACAGATCGTCATTCTGATGGCTTGTGACAAGGATTGTAGGCAGCTCTGGGAGTTTGATTTGACCCAGGAGATGCGTGACGAAATGGTTGAGATTATGCGTAACACTGACATTCCATTACCAGAGAATTTCGATGCAGCTTGAGATTCGCGGTAAGTCCAAGAAGCTTTCACATAAGGCGACGGAGAAGCGGGTTCGGGTATTTGCTGCCCAGCTGATGTCTCCCAAGATGGTTGCCAGCCTATCGATCCGGGTCATTTTCAAGGACCTGGGAGAGAACACCGGAATTTGCTGGTGCTCAGATCGCTCGGCACGCTGGCCAAAAAAGTATTTCATTCACATAAATAATACGATCAGCAAAGATGACCAAGAAGCGGCATTGGCGCATGAACTAACACACGTCAAACAGTGGGCAACTGGCGAAAAGGTAGATCACGTCAATGGCAAAACAATCCGGTACAGAGGGGAAATTTTCATCCCTAAAGCAGACGATAGCGACTATTACAAGCGTCCTTGGGAAATTGAAGCCTATGGATACCAAGTCTGTCTCCCAAGAATCTACCACGAAAGCCCGTGATACCGTCGAGATTCCAATTTTCAAGGTGGTGATGGCTAGCATGTTCGGCTGGCCAAAGAGCCAGATCATTTTGTTCGTCGCGCCCAATTACGACACGGCGAAGGAGTACATAGACATGTACCCAAATATTCTGTACAGACACATGTTGGATATTCAGACGGAATTTTTCACCGTCAAAATTTGAGACGCCAGACCAGGAGGGGTTACCTTCCTGGTCTTTTTTATTTCAAATAAGTTTCCAGACCATTGACGTGTTAACGATTCGAGCGTACATTGAACTTGTTTGAAACAAGGAGACACCACATGTCAATCAAAGCCAACCTCCTGTGTCTTGCGTTGAGCTTCGTGTTCATGGCGTGCGTTGTGTTTGCTACCCTGTAAGGAGACTAACTTGAAACTATCTACAGTGTTCCTGATTATCCTGTGCTTCGGCATCCCGCTAGGTCTCGGGATTGTGTCCGGGATTCTCACGGACAAGTACCTGGAAATCCAACGGCTGGATGTAATCCCCAAATGAAATGGTTCCACAGAGTGGTTAGCGTCTTTCATGAACCGGAGTTGATCGCTTCGGCTACCATGAGCTTCCAGAATGAAGATGGTGACACGCTAAGTGAATGCTTCGTGTGCCTCTTTGTCCGTGGCAAGCACCGCTACGCCAGTCTGACGGATGAGACTTTTAAGCAACACCGCTACTATAAGCAGTGGGTTCTGAACTGGATAGATAGCGGGGACGTATATTTTTTGAAGGAAATGCATTACGTGTCTAATGACTACATGGTTAGGGAGCTGAAGCGCTTGAAGCGGATTATCGAGGTCGTAGATGTCTGATCGCGACGAGATGATCAACGGTGTGGTATTTTTGATCAAGGTCAATGCCCTGCTCGGGAAGTTCCTGGTTGAAAGAGCCTTCAACACCGAATTCGGATTCATCTACAAGCTCTTCACTGGTCGCTGGAACGCGGTTGTCGAATGCCCGGATGGGCTAGCGCTGTATGAGAACGTAGCGGGGTTGCAGTTCGATCCGAACCATGAAACTCCGTACTCGATGTATGAAGACTTAAACGTCTTGGTTGAGAAGCATGTGGAAATGGTAAAGG